AAATGATCTACGTTCTCCTTTTGTTCTAAAAGGATAAACCATATGATACATCCACCAAGGAAAAAGATAATAATCTCCAACCTTTGGGCGTATTCTTACTGTATTAGTTGAAAATAATTGGACTTGTCCGTATTGCATTTCAATACCACCAGCAGTTGGATAGTGATCTAAATCTTCTTTATCCCATTCATCTTGCATACCTTTAGGTAAAGATAAATATCCTACACAGGACATATGACAATTGGTATGATAATGTAATGGATTAAAATCGCCTGCAAAAGTTCTTACATACCAAGCAGATTTAAATACTATTTTTTGAAGTTCTTTAGAATTGTCAGGATGTGCTTCAATATAAGCACTAACAAGTTTTTGAAAATAAGGAGCCCATTTTTCAAATACTTCTGGGCTAATAATTAACTCTTGTTTAACATTGCCTACTAAATCATCAGAGAAATCATGTAGTTTACTTTTTTCTTTATCAGCTACAATGTTATCACAATTTTTATTAAAATCATCAATAAGTTCTTGAGGTAATTTACAATGACCTATTGATGGACCAAAAGGTCTATAAATTTTAAGTTCTTTATTCTCTTGATTTAATTTACTATAATGAGCCACGTTTCCATTTTCTATATCCTTCTATCCAGGATTCTTTAGGTTGATTAATATAATCTCTTTCTATAATCATTTCAATAAAATGAATAGCTTTAAGTAAATCTTGTTTACCATCTTTTTTAGAATGTCTACAAATATACTTAATAGCTGAACCTTCAGGAAATAACATTTTATTTTCTATAACAAATTGACTAGGTTGAATACTCATACCTTGATAATGAGATCCACCTATTTGTTTATCGTAACTAGAACTTGAGTTTAAAACCTTTTTTTTCATATTTAATTTGTGATGGAGTACGTCTATCATTCATAATTTTTTGTTGAATATCTGTTATATTAAACTTATTATTTGTAAATGCAATATCAAATTTACGTTTAACATAATCTGAATCTAAATCAGCATAATGACAAACCATTTTAAAATCTTTAGAATTGCTTTTAAGCCACTCTATAGCTTTTTTTTTACAATCAACATAAGCCTTACGAACACCTAAATATGAAGCATCTGTAATAGCTTGTGCTAATACAGCATACCATAATTTAGTCTCTGAGCTTATTTGATCCTGTGGGATGAATGTCGTTTGTAATCTTAGAGGCATCTTTTATAACTTCGTAAGTTGTACGATTATGCAACATCCCTTCACGTTGCCAATTAAAATTATTTAGATCTACAGATTTGAAAACCTTAGCAGCTTCTTCATCACTATCTGCTGTAATGAATATTTCTGTTACCATTGGTTTCCAAACCCATATTTTAAATTTATAAATCAATTACAATTTTCCTTATCAAGATCTATTGGCTTATCTTTATAAAACCAAAAATAAGATTTAACTTTTGTACCATCTTGTGTGTAGGTACATTTTGGTCCTATAGAACAAGCATTTAATAAAAATAATGTAAATAATATTACTATATATTTCATATATTATGTTTCCTTCTACTTGCTTCTAATGTTCTAAAGAGATCTATAATAAGACCTTCTTTATCACGTTTGTTTTCTAGTGTACTTGCTTTAACTTCAGCATTAAACAATTCATCTACTGCTGCACTATAAATATCTGAAGCATAAAATCCCTGTTCTTTAGCAGAGATAGACTTCAAATTTTTTTCAGCAGTAATAAATAATGCTTTTTTTCTTTTAAGCAATCTATCTAAATACTTTACATTAGCACTAGCTTCTGCACTTGACTCATCAGTATCAGCAAGATACTTCAAAGCATCTTCTAGTCTATTTTCAGTTATCATTTTTTCTTCTTTCTATGTCTACCCATATACCATTCAGATGGTTCGTAATCCCATCTATGTCCTGGGTGTCCTCTTAATTTAGCATACCACATACGTAGTCTTACTATAAGTTTTCTTATTTTAATTGTCATCTATTTTTTTACAATAAGTGAGGAATACTTTATATTCTTTAGTATCAATTTTATAAAATACTCCATCAAATTCTTGTTCTCCTGGTTTAGTGTATGTGTTCTTAACAACATATTCTTCACAACTTTGATAATCTACAAATTTTTCTTTAAGTAAATATTTTATACCTACTTTTTGTGGATTGATTTCTGTTGGTGCTATTAACAACATTAATAGTTCTATCATAAATACCTTCTCTTTCGCATAAACATTTTGCACAATAATATATTTTTTTTTCTATTACATCTGCTTTTCTTAAACAGATATGACATAGTTCTATCATATTATTCCTTAAGTTTTTAACTAGGCAGGTCTATGCTCCTACCTAGTCACTTGTGCGTTTGTTGATTCGTAGGGAGTGCACAAGAAGTCGGTTAAAATGGTGGTAAGCTGTCATCCATTGGATCAAACTTAGCACTTAGTATTTTTCTAACAATTTTATCAATTGCATCAAAATCAATACCTGCTGCACCACTACTATTTGATAAAGCCGAAGCCATAAGATTACTCATAGTTAATCTATATTTTTCTTTCCATTGAGCATCTTTATCTTGAGCTATTGGTTTAGCAGCACTTACAGTTGGTACAGGAACTGAAGTACTTACTTCACCACCTAATAACTCAACTGATTTAGCAGTTTGATACCACTTACCAGTTTTACTTTGTCTAGCAGGCAATGCCATGATTTTTAATCTTGCACCTTTTTGCCAGCCTTCAGCACCTATTGCTTCACCATAAACTGTCATATCTGTTCCATCATCTTTAGTAATGTAAATACTATATTTGCCATTACCTTCTTTAGATGCGAATGATCTTTTATGTGAGCATTCAAATGTTTCTACATCCATATTGTTTCTCCTATTTATTTGTTTAATAATACTTCCAAATCGTTGCATAATTTCTTATAGCTTATTTGAAAGCTTTTGACCATATATCTTTTGCGAAATCTACAGCTTCAGGTGTACCTTTCCATCTGAAATTGTCGAATGTCAAAGGGTACATTCGAACAATGTCTTCTTTAGTCTTCGCTATTTTAAGTATATGTTCTATTGTTTTAAAGCTATTTATAAGATCTTCTAAATAACCTGTCCTCCCATCAAGATCTGTTGCATATACGTCTTTTGGTGAGCAATATAACAACATTGTTTCTTTTTTGAAAAGTTCTTTATATAAAAACTGCTGTCTTAAATCTGCAGCTTTTGGATACCATTTAGGGTCTACATGACCTGCTTTTAATCTTCTAATGTAAGCAGTAGCTTTAGTATCTATTATTACATTTTCAAACTCAAAGTCAGTTTTACCTATGATGTCATATTCTAGACCATAGTCTTTACCTGGTATTTGCAATTCATTTTGATAAGCCATTACTTTACCAAACTGTGGTAATTCTTGAACAAACTTATTTGCTATAATTCCAGACCAAGCACATTCTACTTCTTCTTCGTTACCCTCGTATTTTTCCACGTATTGCGTTTTAGCATAATCATTGATAACGTCTTCATCTGTGATTTGATTTAATAACGCATGATTAGCTGCATCTTCCGCAGTACTACCCATCTTCATTCTTGCGTTAGGTTTTGAATCAAATTCATATAAATTATTTATGATCCAAAAAGGTGGGCTATCAATAAACGTATTACCCTTAGACGCTGAATGACGATATTTTATTTTAAGCATAGTGTTCTCCTTATGATTGTTAATATTCAAAAGTATTTAAGTAATACTTATAACATTTCCTTAGATACTTTAAAGGGAAATAAACCGATAAAAGATAAAGATGAGTATAGAAGTTATAACTTATCTATTATTTTATGTTGGCTATTACACCCTACACAAGTGTATGGGTGTAAGAGTCTTATTGCTCGTTTTCATGGCTGTAAGCATAAGAACCGCATATTTCGTCTTATCAAGTTCTATGAGGCTAATAAAGGCTTTAAAGCCTATGTTGACCAAGCTTTAGAAACTTATTATAAGGATAATAATGCTAGAAATTGAGAAACCAGAATATATAGAAACTATTATTGATAAAAAAAAAGTATATCTAAATATTCGTGAATCTCGTCTTGTTTATATGTTTCATCGCAATCTCATTTCTTGGGAAGAATATGAAGCAGGATCTAGATACCGATTGATGTGTGAACTACAATCTGGAATGAAAGATCTTTCTATTAAAGAAAGAGTTGATGGATCTGGATCTGATGTAATGGCTATGAAATTAGGAGCTGTTTTTGCAGTTAAAGAAGTTGATGATGAACTAGGTCCACATAATTCTCTTGTAATGAAATTATTTTGTGCTAGAAATTTTGGTATAATTGAAATAGCAGAAATGTTAGGAGTAACTGAACGTAGAGCTTCACAATATGTTCATGAAGGATTAAGTTTTTTAGCAGTTTATTATGGGTACAAAAAAGTTAGACATACCATCAGGAGAGAAGGTACTAAGGTTAAAAGACAAATCTTACCTCAAGTGGGTAAGTAGTCAACCTTGTTTGCTTTGTTTGACTCCAAAATGCCAGGCACACCATTTAACATTTGCTATGCCTAGAGGATTTGGACAAAAAACTGGTGATCAATGGGCTGTACCA